AATTAAACCACATCAGTTTTATGTTGGTGTATTTTTTATTTTCAATCTTAAATTCTTCAAATACAACACTGCCTTGATACATTTCATTTTTAGCTGCATCCCAACCCATTCCAGTTGCAAAAATAATTTGAAGTGCACAGTTTTGATTTTTTGAGGTGAAAATATCGCCCTCGTTAAAACTTAGCATTGGGCCTTGAGTCCACACCATATATGTTTTTTTATCTTTTTTTCGTTGTTCATATTTTATATCTAGGGCATCACGAAAAGCATAAGGAATATTAAAACACCAATGTGAATGATGGATATCGTCTGGAACCAGCTTTGAATGTTCGTTCGACATGCTGGGCACTATAAGTGATGTGCTTCTTTGTGTTCTTTGTTGCCATAAAGCTTTAAGTTGTGTGATCTCTTTAGGGACATATATGAAATCATCAGGTTGAAAGTGATCAAGGGGCGCTTCGTGGAGGGGACTGTCGTAAGGTGTATCACTCATAACTATTTCCTGTATTAATTTACCGATAACAATTATGAGTTTACAGGGTGGTGTACCGTAATGTAGGTAGGCTGCTTCGTTGTGTGATCTAAGTCATGTAATAGCTCTAAATAGCATAAAACGGCATATAAGTAGCGTTGAGGTTTCGCTACATCTTTTGCCCAGTCCAAACCACACGTCCTATAAGCGCCAATTCTTCACCGTCCAATTGCGACTTAGTGATCTCCCAAGGGTCATACATAGAATTATCAGACTTAACGCGGATAATGCCGCCTGGTAACATCTGTAATCGCTTCACCAACAAGTTATTGTCATAACGCATGACATAAATCCCATCAGACAAGTTATCAACATCCTTATTAACCATGATCATCGAGCCGTTCTTTAATGTCGGCTGCATGCTGTCACCGTCTACCAACATCAAAAATACATTAGTCGGACATACGCCAACTTCGTTACGTAACCAATTAGGTTCAAAACTGATTGTTTTTGGACGCTCTTCAACTTCAGCCAATAACCCTGAGCCAGCTGATGCGGAGACTTCAAAGAAAGGAAGGCTTATGTTTTTAGAATGCTTGTCTATGTTTAAAACTTCACTGGAAGGATGTACCTGTCCAACCTCTGGAGCTGTTTCACCCTTCATTAGCCATAAAGTATAGATATTAAATTGCGGAGAGTTAATTATTTTATCTATCGTTGGAAGTCCTGCATTAGCATGTCCAGATTCTATTTTCATTAATGTACTCAATGATATAGATGTCTTTTCTGAAAAGTCACGCTGAGTTAAGCCTAGGCTTTTTCTTAATGTTTTTATTTGTTTGCCATAATCCACGTTGACAAGCTTCCTTGTAAGGTATTATTATTGCCGTAACTTCCCCGTGAGGAAGTTTATCGTAGCATTACATTGCTACAAAGATTATTAACCATTGTTAACCCTAAATAATCCCATAAGGAAGTAATCATGTCGACAAGAATCGTAATCCAAGTAGACGTCCCTGTTATGAGTATTCCAATGTATGCAAAAAAAACAGGTCAAACGGAATGTGCTGTTGCAGCACAAATGGACCGTGGTGTCATTCCATTTACTCAGCATCAACACCGTGCATCTCGCTTTGTAAATATCGCAAAGTTAACCGTCACCTGCTTGGAATCAAACAACGATAAACCGTGGCTCGCTTAGAGGTATTCAACATGCTTAAGCACATCAAATTAAGCAGCAAAGGGAAATGCACAAGACGCTGTAGTCAGTGTGAAATCAAATACGAATTTATATGCCCAGTACTCATCGTATTCGAAGTTGTCTTGGTAGTGCTCATATTCACCTTTGCTGCTTCATCAGCATAGTTTAATAATCGCAAATAGGGAGATTTGTTCAATGTATGACATTAATAATAGTAAACAAACCGTAATTGACGCGGCCTGTATCAGGTTTGCTGGTATAGAAAACGTCGAATCAATTGCAAGCGAATGTGGTATGCGTGGTCAGATACTTCGCAACAAGCTAAACCCTAATCAACCACACCAGCTTACCGTTAGCGAATTAATCAAGATCACCAAAGCAACTGACAATCACGACATCATAAACAGCGCGATACTCGAAGTTGGATTAACCGCCGTTCGCCTACCAAAACAAGGTGAGTCTAAACCACTAACCGTAAGCGCAATGAGCGTAGCAATTCATACCGGTGATATTAGTCGCCACATCTTAGAAGCTGAATCAGACCGCCGTCTTACGCGCCATAAGAAAGACGCAATTGTTAGAAAGGCACAACAAGCTGTACGCGAATTAGTTTTTCTTATGTCAGACGTCGAAAACCGCTGCGGTGGTGCAGGGCCGTTCGTGTCCATGTGTGCAGATGCAGTAATTAATGGATTGCCAATACCAGGTATGTAACGAGGAGATAACAATGGATGAAGAAGACATTAAATGCTGTGAATGTGGTGCTTTTATCGAATCTGATGAACCAAGAGCTTTGTATGATTTGTGCAACAGCTGCCACGAAGCAGATAACCCAGAAGAGTTTGAAGAGTTCATGAACCGTTAAGTATAGGAAGCTATCTATGCAACAAGCACAACACAAGGTACCTGCGGCCGAAACCATCGCTCAAGTCCGCGCCATGTTTAACCGTAATCGTGTCGCCGTTATTTATAACAAACAAGGTGATGAAACAAAGCGCGTTATCTGTTTTGCAGCCGGAATGGAAGAGCGGGACATGAAACTTAAGTTTGAAAGGTTTAATCAAACTCAGAGAGCCTCGATCCATCAAGTCATAAAACGACTAGCACCGGCAATCAAGGAAATGGCTGGTTACTCATTAACTGAATTCAACAAGTAAGGGAATATTATGATTAAACCAAATCCAACAATGAGCGATGTGATCAACGAGCTAATGTTTATTGCCCTCGCCAAACCTGAAAAATTGAGCGTGTCTGTTCGTTATATTGGCCATGCCGATGCTCTCGAAGTTATCGCAATTGATAAAACCTACTTTAGCGGTGCGCAAAACCCGAATACCTGGTCTGCGCACAAGCTAATGGATAAAACCATTTACCTCGATGGCTTAACTGCATTTAGGCAAGTCACCTCTGTATATAACGAACTAAGCAATTTAATTAAAGGCGAGGTAGCAGCATGAAACGTATTTTAGCCCCTGTTGAAGATGTGCGATCGGCGCTGCACTCACTTGGTATCGATGCAGACAAAGCCGATTGGATTATCGATTTGTTTGAATGCGTTGATGCTGGCCGTAGCGACGCACTTGCAATGCCTTGTTTTCATTTCAACCTTTACGCAACGCTAAAACAAGAAGAGGTATTGATTACTGTATTTGCCTTTTGGCAAAGCGTGGTGACTTGTTCTGATACTAATTCAAAGGAAGAGCAACTAGCCCTAGGCGCTATTCGCTCGGTGTACTTTATGGCACAAGGCTTCGGCTTAACTAAGTTAGTAGCCTGCATAGAATTGTGGTGGGAAAAAACACTCGATATTCACAATACAACCATCTGGATGGTTGCATGATGTATTTTGCAATAGAAGTATGTCCCGATGGTGGCACCATTCGAGATGGTCAAACTCACGAACCTCGCACCGTTGAAATAGGAGAGTGTGACACCAAACAAGATGCCATCGACAACGCTTGCCAACAGCTAGATTGCCGTCAGCTTTTCCGTGGCGTAATCGGTCGGGCAAAAGGCAAGGGCGGTTATGTCGTATTAAATGCACAGGATTATGCTGAAGTATGAATGCAAGAGATTATGCAGAAGGCCTTTCCGATGCTGTCCGTCGTCAATGGTCTTTTCAAGTAAAGAACTGGGGTAAACGCCATGTTTATCCTCAGCTACCAAACTATGTTCAAGTTACTCCTGCTGCAAGCAAAGAATTCCAACAACCTGAAATGTCGCTTATTGAAAATGCAATGTTTCAGTCTAACCCCGATCTTGATGATCATGAATGGCGTAAACAGTTCTTTGGTGATATGCCGCATTACCTTAGCCGCTACTTTGCCGAACGATATAATAAAATCTTTAAGCAAAAAGGCCGTTCTGCTGCCAACTTATACCTGCTAAAAACAGTCGGAAAAGATATAAATCCTCGTCTACAAAAAGTACTCGATCAATACAGACGACAATTCAAATTTAGAAATGCCTATGTTCGCAGCAATGACTTGTCACGCGAAAAGCTATTAGCTGAAATGGACAAAAGTGAAATAAAGAAACTAAGTCAGCAATTTGCTGATTTTTTTGCTGGCAAACTAGAACCCCTAATTGAAAGCGAAAAAGCCAACCATAAAGATTACGCCAACGTGATTGTTGCTGTATTTGAGAGTCTGCAAGACGAATGCAGATCATTTGGTTATACACCGCCGTACAACAGAAATGATGGCTTACATCAATCAGAAGCGGAATGTGGAATTTTACGTTTAGTTTGCCAACGTGCCTGGGAAAACAAGTTAAATACAAAGCGTATGACTATGCGAGAACACCTTGCGATTGCCGTTGGCCAAGTGCAGAAAGCGGCAAGTCCGTATTGTTCACGCGACTGCATGCATGAGTGGAAAAATCAAAAGCAACGTAACAGAGATTTCATCAAAGGTATGTCTATCTTTGATGAAGATTCTGGAGAAGAAATTGCCCTATATGACATGTTCTACAAGTCGACCGCGAACCCTGCGATCAGACGTTGTGAATTAATGGTACGCATGGCTGGGTATCAAAGTATTGCAACCGCAATGGGTTGTGATGGGTTATTTCTAACGCTGACCGCACCATCTAAATATCATAACACCCGTAAGAAAGGCGGTTTTGTTGATCAATGGCTGGGGAACAGCCCGAAAGACGCTCAACGTTATTTATGCAAAGTATGGGCAAGAATACGTGCGCAACTAAAACGTGAAGAGTTACCTGTTTTCGGTATGCGTGTTGCTGAACCGCATCATGACGGCACACCACATTGGCATTTACTCATGTTCATGCAACCTGAGCATGTTGATCGTATCCGCGAAATTTTCATTGGTTATGCAATAGATGAAGAAATAACAGAGTTGTGCCCAAAGGTTTACAGAAAGCTAATTGTCGGCCCATTGGATTATCGCCCACGTTGTGATGTGAAAATGATGGACCCAAGCAAAGGTACCGCAACGGGTTACATCGCTAAATACATCAGTAAGAATATTGATGGCTATGGTATGAAGGGCGAACTTGATGATGAAACAGGCCGTGACCAACGAGAAATGGCCGCGCATGTTACTGCCTGGGCAAGTCGTTGGCGTATCCGTCAGTTTCAGCCTATTGGCGGCGCACCAGTGACCACTTATCGTGAATTACGCCGTTATGCTAACAATGATAAAAATGCATTCAAAAGCTTTGTAACTACGTTAAGTAGCAAGCAACAACACAATTTATTCAACGAATTGTTCCCTGACCAAAACCCAATGTTTATGGGGCCGCAGCTAAATTTTCACGGCCCACGTTTAAATTATGAAGCAATGAATTCATTACAACGCTGGGAAGTGATCACCGATAAGTACAAGCCTGAATTAAAAACCAATGCAGCTGCCGCATCCGACGCAATGAAAGCGGCTGATAAAGGCGATTTTGCTGCATATGTAATGGCGCAGGGTGGACCGTTTGTATCTCGTAAAGATTTACTCATTCGTAATGATTATGACACGGCAGAAATGGGCAATGAATATGGTGAGTTCGTTTCTAAGATCCAAGGCTTTCACGTTGTCGGTGATGAAGCCGTTAAAACGCGCATACGCAAGTGGACGATACAACCCAAGTCACAGGCATTGCTCGATAGTGAAGCAAGCACCAGTAGCACCGAAGGTGCTGAGCTTTTGAACTGGCCCGAAGGGTCTTCTCGGAGTTCTGTCACTAACTGTACGCCCTCCAGACGCGACAGATTAAATACTGGAATTAAAGCACTTTTGAAAAGACGCGGTATTCATTTAGATGATCACCTGGTCAATGTTATGGGACAAGGTGCCCAAATCAGAGTTGATAAAGACCACATCGTGAAATTAAGGCAGGGCTATTACGTCGAGAATCAATATCACCCGCCCGAACTGGTCGATGTTAAGCCTGAAAAAACTAATATTTGGGATGGCTGGAATAGTCCTGAAACTGAAATTAAAGATACATCTCATTACATACCTGGTTGGGAAGACTGGGAAAGTTGGGATTGGGGGTGATAATTTAATCTAGAGTTGACAGCGTGCTATTAAAACAAAACCCTTAATTCTAATGTAGAACGCATTTTCTTGTTTATACTTTAATTTTTTTGGACTGTATCAATTGTTATTTCTTTAATCATTTGTAATAACAGATTAATTTTATGATTTTGATAGTAATTCAATTAGAATAAAATTAGTATTATACGAAATTCTGCGTAATACACTGTTATGATTTAATAATTGGAGTTATCTTAAAATGAAGCCGATGATTTTGCTTTTATGTTTTGTTCTCACCGCATGCGCTAATCCTAGTGTTGTTGAAATATCGCCAGATACATATGTCCTATTTAGAGATGATCATGCTGGCATTTTTGGTAATGCAGGAGCATTAAGAGCAGATGTGATTCGAGATGCTAATAAATTTGCTAAATTAAAAGGAAAAATAGCTGTTCCTGTTTCATCTACATATACACCTATGGGTAATGGCCCTGCACAATGGGCATCTTTCGAATATCAATTTAGAGTCGTAAATAAAGGAGATGAAGAAGCTGTGAGAACATCATTAAAAAAACGAGCTGATCATGTCGTCGACCAAAATGTCAAAATTGATATTAATTCAAAGCCTAATCAACCAACAAAAGATATTTATTCAGAGTTAATTAAAATTAATGACTTACTTGAAAAAGGTATTATTTCTAAAACTGAATTTGAAATAATGAAAGCTAAAATTTTGGATTCTAATAATTAAACATAACATAACATATAAAAATGGGTGTCGTGCTGTCGATAACTTATTAGAGTATTGAATAAGCCCTCAATTGTGAGGACTTTTTTGTTTACAATATTGAAAGCTGCAACTGTAATTCTTGGCGCTGCTCTGGCGCTAATGACCTGACTAAGTCCATAGCTAACTGACTCGAACTTTTTGCTGATGGGCTCAGCGTATGGCTAAAACTAAGATTCATAACAAACGAATGACCACACTCCGCATTATTACAGCTGCAGTATAAATCTGTATAGCTATTCGAAATCCTATTCGTTTTCTGGATTCGGCTTTTAACGCCGCACTCTGGGCAAACTACTCGCATAAACATCCACTTAATTCAAATACTGACCTATAAATTATACGATATTAAACTGTTGTTTTATACAGTTGTATGTGTCGTTCGTTATAATACATAGCTATTGCTGGCGGATGAGGGAAACATTTAATCATACGGGCGAGGCCACGATAAATTCACTCCTCTTCGCCTACCGCGTTTTCGCAATTTTTTCATATTTTTGACACTAAGGTGGACACGCTTATATTGCTCAAGCCTTGTTTAGAAAGGATCTTAACGATCATTTGAGGATCGCTAATGTCAAAGTTGTGACAGGTTTTGTCACATAATGACAAACCATCTAGCGAAATGTTTAGTAGAAAGTGATCTGGTTTATATACAGGAATAATAGTCTTGGAGCTTTTTACGAAATGTAGGTGGTTTATACAGCCAAAGTGTCTTGGTTTTATATATATGGGGAATACAGTTGATTGAAATATAACAATTTTCTTATCTATGTATTTATATAGGTCAATATAAATACAATTCTTGTTTTTGTCTCAGTTTTATTTTATTAAGAACCGCTATTTACCACTACCTATTTGTAATTAATAGTATGTTTGGTACTGTTTATGAGAATGAAATTAAACTGGAATTCACGTTATACGGAATTCCGTATAACAAACTATTAGTCATAAAGGAATCATTATGCAGTGTCGAGGTGAAGATAGTAGAAAAAGGATTGTAGATAAATACAATCTGAACACAGTTGCTCATGTACAGCTTTTAGCAGGACAAGACAAACTTAGTTGCACCAATATTACTTTAACAGATACGTATTATTGTTTCTCATATGAAGCTAAAGAAGAAAAAGATAGTGGTTCATTTTTTTGTGGTTCTTATGCTGCAAACCATTTTCTCGAGCTAACTGGATTAGATCCTTTACCTCTATTTAATCCTCTTGTTGCTCAAAATTCAGGTCGTTCAGGAGGTCACGGAGGAAACCCGCAACAGGGGCGGCAAGCATGGGATGACACTGCGAAGCAATTATATAATGCTATAAACTTGCTCGTTGTTTCCTGGGATATCGCGCCTGGTGGAGTTATAGCTAAAATTAAAGATAAAGTTAGTAGTAATTATCACAGGGCTCCATATGATAGTGAAATAAAAGCGATTAATACAATAATATCTAAAGACCCGCGAGGGCGTAACTTACAAGAAATGATTGATGAACTTAGAAATCGAAATAACATTAGAATATTCAATTTTGATTTACTAAATACAGTTCTTGAAAGTAAAGATATCCAATCAAATTATGGCTAACAAGGCCTTAAAGTCGGATTAGTAACAGTTGGCTCAGTTCCACTTCGCTTCACATTATAGCCAATAATTACTCACCACTTAAGGCGCCGTTGTTAATTCTTAAATCATTTTGAGCACGTTTACTAAAGGGGCTAACCAGCCCCTTTAGTATTTTTACTCCCCCAGAACGCCCGAAACAATCGCATCAACCCCAGCGTTGAAACTGCAATACCCACAATCACAAATTCAAAGTACCAGGGCGCACCTTTATAACCCATGGCCTGCCAGCCTGCCGCCATATACGGCTGCAGCTGTGGCACAAAGTGGGCAATGAACAATCCCAAAAACACCGTAATAATGATTTCATCCATTATCGATTCGCGCCGGTTCTTCAATACCTGCAAGTCATAATCAGCATCGTTACCTTCCTGGTTCGCTAGGCGTTTAGCTTCTGCGTCTAACTTAGCCAACTTAAGGTTACCTTCTGCAGTCGCAATCGATGCTGCCATCTCAGCCGCAATACGTTTACGCTCTCGATAGCTACCAGACAAATCCGCAATTGGTGCCGAAATAAAACTAAACAACGCAGTGAGCCAACTCATGATTTATTCCTCATAATAATATCTAAAAAGTGTTTAGGGTCTTTTGATACTGCTTTTGCCAGGGCATTAACCCCCGTTAAAAGATGCGGCGCTACATACGCGGCAATACCAATAATCCCCGTTTTCAAATCATCATTCAGGCCAAGCCAGGTACAAAAGCTTTCTGCAATATACGCAGACAAAATTGCCATCAACACCGACATGAAATAATGAAAAAAGGTAATCCGTGTACCAGACATATACATTTGCGTAGCGGCGGCCAATAACGACAACAAACACAGTTGCCCCCATTGCCGAATAAAAACAATCAGTTCTTCCATCAGTCTTCACTCCTCGGGTTTAAGTCGGAATACGCTGGCTCTGCAAATTTAATATGCAGCGGGGCAGGTAAATACTCGTTAATTTCCAGCATGTCCTGCTGCATAGGAACCACTTCATTGTTGTAATAAGCACGGGTGATTTTATCCAAGTCACCAAAGCCCGGACTATCACCGGATGTTTGACCGCTAAGCGCTTCCTGGGCGCGGTGCATACTCAACATATCGTTTAGCGTCATCTTCTTAATGCGCTCAAATTCATCCTTGGTAGAGATATCACCCACCGGAATAATCTTGATTGCCTTCTCTGCATCAGCCTTACCACTGCGATTATTAATAAACAGGCTGCGAAAGTTACCCACACCGCGAGAATCTCTGATTGCTGCTTTCAAATCATTCTCATCATCGGTCGACAAATTAGGGTCAGCCATCGAAAAGATAAAGCCCATGTGTGCGCCGTTCTTGTAATACTTACGGCGGAACAGGGTGGCATCTTCGTTTAAAAGCGCTGACTGAATGCCGCCATAATATTGGGGAATACCATAGATACCCTGGTTAGGGTCGTATTCTTTAAGGTGAATAACTTCGCCTTTTTTAAACCGAAGCACCTTGCCATTACTTAAGCGCTGGGCATAAACACCAGGCGTGGAGGTATAGCGCATCGATAACGCAGGTAAATGCCTTAATTTAATCACATGACCAAAGGCATTTTTAATGATCTGAAAATACGCATTCGCCGCCCAACAATAATCAAAGGCAAACTTCTTAAACGTTCGCTGGCTCAACACCGTATTAGGCTTAAACCATTTCAAGATCATATTGCGTTTAAAATATAAAATAGGCCCATGCTGGGCATTAACGCGCAGCAACTTCACCAGCCCAGATAAACTCACTGGCGGCGAATATAATCCGTCCATATCCGCGTAAAGCCCGATATATTCGGTCATGTGATTATCTAAACATGGCTCAGGGTCGCCAAAGCTAAAGGTGTCGATAGATTTTTCTTTCACCGGTTCTGTCGTGGTACTTTTAGTTGAATTCATTATGCGGCATCTAATCCTATTGACGTTCTGGTGCTCGAGCTGTCACCAGATAATGGTTCGTAAATCATGGCGTGCATGATTGCCCAGGCAATATCTGCATGGCCTGTTGCTGCAGTGCGGTTGGTTGCGTAACTAATCTGGTCACCAACTACCTTTTTGCGAATATTAATAAAGCTGCTGGCAACCATTACTGAATTCTCATCGAACTCAAACCGCTTTTTGCCAATGACATTAAGCGCTTTAATCACCATCTTGTTTTTGTTGTGCGGGTTGTAATGAATCGGCATCGCCAACGGAAAGAACTTTTGTATTAACTCAAACACACCCAAGCCCATACCAGTTGTATCAACACCAATATGCACAACATGGTATTTAAGGGTGAGTTCTTTAATTTCACTGGCCATGGTTTCAAAATCATTACCACTGAGATTCAATGATTCCAATAACCTGAATTTATCGTCAGGGCCAAGCGGTAAACTCAAGACCACGACCGATGCAATGTCTCGCGTTCGGGCAGGGTCAAAACCAATAACAACCGGCTTCATGGCATAAGGACGTGGCCAAGATGGGTCAAAGTCAGTCCATTTTTTACTGTTACCAACGCAGGCCATTAGCTGTTTAAGGCTAAACGCACTGTGGGCATCATCAATAAACTTGCACATAAAGAGGTTGTTAAACTCTTCAGTGGAATATTCATTTTCCAAAATACTAATATCAATGCGGTCAAAGCCTTGCTTCACTACATCGTAAACATTGAGCTTTTGACGCCAAATACCATCATCACAAAGCAAGCCATCCTTTAAGGTCTTATGGCTAACATCGATGGCAAACTCGGGATCATTACAGGCCTTCGTTTTTCGGTACCAGCGACCATTCCACAAATCATACGCTTCATGGCTCGTCACCGATGGCGTACTAAAATAAGTGATCCGTAAATCTTTATGGGTCGCCATTGCCTGGGCAAGACTGCGTAACTCTTTAAACTTCGGGATCCAAAACACTTCATCAATATACAAATCACCAGAAGCCGATTGTGCAGTACGGGCATTGGTTGATTTGAAATACAGTGTTGTTGTCTTGCCTTTGTTACGCATGGTCAGTGGTGAGCCACTTAGCTCAATACCAAACTGCTCACGACATAAGGCAATAATATTGGCTTTGAATATCTCTGCCTGGTCCCGTGATGCTGAAATAAAGATCTTATTACGGCCATTCACAATCGCATCATAAAATGCTTCAAAAGAAAAATAGAAAGTCGCGCCAATCTGACGCGGCTTTAATATGAATCGGCTACGGTGATCCTGATGTTCAAACCAGTGTAATTGGTGCGGGTAGAGCAGGTTGTCTTTGAGTGTATCGAGCATTTCCTTAGTGATACTCGACACATCATTCTTGATCTTCTTCTGACGTTTCTTACTTTTACTGCTTCGCTCGCCAGTCTGTTCACTTTGGGGCGTAGCAGCTGCAGGCGCATTTCCGTATTTCTTCGTTATACCGGCACTGGGCAAGCGTGACTGATTTAACGCGCATTGTTGTTTGGTCAGAAAATCGAGTTCTTTATAATCCGCGTCACTTTTATTATCGCGATCAGCCAATAACACAATACGCCGTGCAATCGCTGTCTCGGCATTCAGTGACGGGCACAGTTCATTCCAGCTGCCATCATCCGCCCAACGTCGTAAAGAACGGGCACTTGGCATACCGTCAATTTCTGAAATCTCATCAAACGTCAGCCCACCAAAAACATAATGGTCACGCGCCGTTTTAATCATTTCGGGTGTATATCGGGGAGTCCTCGGTTTCATAACTGGCCTGTTGGTAAGAACAAGCGCCAAGTTTATAACCCTAAAACAGGTAATTCTTTAACAAGATTTCCGTGTTATTCCGCTTTCGCCAAGATCGGAATTTAGCGGATTTAATGTGATGGATTAAGGCCTGTTCAGAGGGCAAAATTGCTCTCACTTAGATTTACTTTGACATTAAACAGGAAACTACATGGCTCAATTACGCACTATTCCACTTGCCATTGCCGCCATGGGGTTAACGGTAGATGGTCGCGAAATATCAGAGAAAGATATCGACGATATTGTTGCTACTTACAAGTATAAAAAGTACGGCGCTCGTATCAATTTAGACCACGAGTTTAATTGGTCAGGTTGGGCAGCGAAGAACCTTAGCAACATCGATATTAAAGGTGGAATGTTAGGTGATGTGATTGAACTGAGCACGGCTAAAAATGAAGACGGTATTAAAGTGTTATACGCCGTGCTATCGCCGAACGCATCATTTGTGCAGTTGAA